CCCGCCGCGTTCGCGGCCATGCGTCGCGGCTTCAAGTGAGCCGACCATGCGCGTCCGACTCGGCGGCAAGTACTGGACGTTGAGGTTCAGCCCGAACCTGCACGACTTCGGCGACATGGTCGATCCGGGCCGTGCCGCCGGTCGCGTGCTGCGCGTTGCTACCTGGCAGAGCGAGGAGGAGCGGTTGGACACCACGCTCCACGAAGCCATACACGCCTGCCGGCAGGAGCTTGACGAGAAGGCCGTCACCGACCTGGCGAATGACCTGTCTCGCCTGCTGTGGCGTCTGGGCTACAGGCGTCAGTCGAGCCAGTAGACCTCTTCACCACGGCGGTAGTGCCTGAAGTCCTCGGAACCCTTCGAGAACTTCGTGAAGTGCCTGTCGAGGTACTGCACGTGGTTGTTCGGGAGCAGCATGAACTGCCCGTCGCCGCGCTCGATGAGGTTCAGCGGCTTGTGTTCTTGCGGGTAGCGGCTGAACCCGTCCGACCAGTCGAACGTCAGCCCGGTGTGCCGGCCGGTGAATCCGTCGTTGCGGTTCACGCCCATGCACAGCAGCCCCTCGAGGTAGGTCAGATGCACGATCTCGAGATGGTCGCCCATCCCGCCCCACGGCTGGAGCGGGTCGATGCCGTTGCCGAACGTCGTCGAGGTGGACATCAGATGCAGCGGCACGCCGCACCAGTTCGCGCCGCTCTCGAGCAGCACGTGCGCGAGCATCGCCTGTCCAGGCCGGCAGTACGCAGCGTGCCAGATGCCGCGCGTCACGCCCTTCGGCATGTTCGGCCCGAGCGCCGAGTTGCAGACGTTGACGTACAGGTGATACGGCAGGGAAGCGTGGCGTGGCATCGTGCGCGTATACTACGCTCGCGAGGACGCGGGTCTGCGGCAGTCGACGCCAACCACCCGCACGGGCGCGCCCTGAAGGCCGCGAGGTACGCCGGCGCGACGATCACCCGTTGGGGTAGCAACAACCTTTCGCCGGGGACAGGCGGTGCGAAGCGCCGCTGTGTCCCATGTTGCACCATGTTGCATGCGTGATGCAACCCCGCCCGATGGGGCGAAAGTGCTACAGATCCTCACAAGTGCAGCACTTCCGCAGCTGCTCGAACGGTCGAAGGTCGCGCTGCCCGAGCGCGTAGCCGCGACCATGCCCGAAGTCCTTGACGTTCTCGGCGCGAAGCAGCCGATGCGCGGTCGCCCATCCGGCGATGCGGAACGACGGGATCGTCCCGACGACCAGCACGTAGATGTCGCTGGCGGTCGACGCCTTCCCGAGCGTGGCAAGCAGATGTCCGCTCTCGACGCGCGTCGTCTTGACGTCGACCGTCAGCCCGTTGAGGAGCGCGTCGTGACCTCCGCGTCTTGCACCGATGGTCATGTCCGGCCAGACGTTGACCGCCTTGCAGAACGCGAACTCGCCGGCGATGCCGTCGAGATCCGTCTGCGCGCTCGCCTGCGGCCCGAGCTGCGCGTCCTTCACGCCGGCGGCGCGAGCGGTGGTGAACCGCTGCTCCGCAAGCCACTTGCAGATTCGCGCCTCGGTTTCCGTGAGTGTCACGCGCATAGAAAGAACGCCCCGCGAATCTTGCGATCCTGCGGGGCGCATCCGGGGGCAAAGGTGGGAGCCGTCCGTGGCTACCCGTAGCGGCGCGCGGCGAACAGGAAACAATCCTGGGCATCTCGCCAACGCGCCGAACGAGATGGTATACTGATCGCAGAGCGGGTGCAACTGCTCAACATCCCAAAGGCCGGCGGTGGGGTAGGTGCGCTGCACCCGCTCCCTGCCCCACCCCGGTCGTTTCGAGGTATCGCATGGCGACGAACTATCCGTGGTTCCCTTTCTACGCAGCCGACTGGACGCTGTCGGTGATCGGGATGAACGCAACCCAGCGCGGGATCTACATCTCGCTGCTGGCCTACCAATGGGCGAACGGGCATGCACCAGCAATGCGCGAGCAATGCGCGCGCATAGCGGGCGCAGAGCAGATGCAGGACGCAGACTGGGACGCCGTGCGAGCGAAGTTCGCGCTCGTTGACAGCGACCGGATGGTGAACGCGCGGCTCGAGGAATGCCGTGGAATCTGTAAGTCCCGCTCCGACAACGCGAAACGCGCGGCGGCAGCGTCGTGGCAGAAGCGCGCGCAAAGCGCGAGCAATGCCGGAGCAGATGCTCCCGCAGATGCGGATGCAGATGCGACCGCAATGCGACCGCATATGCGCGAGCAAAGCGCGAGCAATGCTAGTCACAGTCATAGTCAGATACCAATCCCCCCTAAAGCCCCCCCTTCAAAGGGGGGGCAGCGCCTGCGGCGCAGGGATCTTGACAAGGCAGTAGCCGATCCGAACTGGATTCCGTTCTGACGAACCGAGCGAAGGGAACACCGATGACCGACGAAATCACCTGGCCGACCAACAAGCGACTCATGGCATCCCTGTGGCCGAAGTGGCGACCGACCGACGAGCAGGCCCGACTCCTGAACGACCGATGGGGACTGCTGCACCAGGACACCCTGCGAAAGTGCATCGAGGACAACGCCATGCAGTCGCGCCGAGAGCCGTCCGTGTCGGCAATCAACCGCGCGTACTGCAAGCTCACCGCCCCGCTCGTCGGCGCGTCGACGTCGACGCACGACACCGAGCGAACCCGGCGCGATGCCGCCTACGTGCAGCCGCTGACCGACGCCGAGGTCGCCGACTGGGAGGCGTGGGCAGAGGACGTCCTCGCCACCGCGACGCCTGCGGAGATCGACGCCGTGCGCCAGCGCATGCCCGTGGGCGAGTCGCGCCGCGTCCTTGCGGTCGCCGTCGACTACTGCCGCAGAAATCCCGAGAGATGGCCGACCCCTCGGTAAACTGCGATGCATGGGCAAGCGTCGACGAAAGCAGCCGCCAGCCATCCTCCTCGGCGGCCTCGACGACTGCCTGCTCGGCAAGATGTTCCCGCTGCCGCCAGACGGGCAGGGCGTCCCGGTCGCCGTCTACAGCGGGGACATGATCGCCGCCCGTCTGCGAGACGACAAGAACATGTCAATGCCCGATGCACGTGCGTTCGTGACGGACAACATCGAGCAGAACTTCCTCGGCCCAGGCACCGCTCGCGTGGTATGGGCGGCAACGAGCGAAGATTTCGGGCAGCTCGTCGACTCCGATTGATATGCTCCCGCATATGCATATCCGTTCGTATGACGATTTCAAGACGGCGGTGACCGAGGAGGTCGCCTCCCAGGGCATGACCCGCAGCGGACTCGCCCGTCAGCTCGAGGCCGCCGGCCTCCTCCGCGCACACACCGTCCGATGCCTGCTCGGTTCTCCCGGCACCGTCATCGGGCGCCGCAAGCCAGCGTTCGACTCGGTGTTGACAATCGCCAACGCCGCCGGATTCGACCTCGTCCTCCAGCGCAGGAGCTGAACCCATTGCCAAGCAAGTCACCAAAGCAGCGCAAGTTCATGGCGGCCGCCGCCCACAGCAGCGCCTTCGCCAAGCGCGCGGGAATCTCCCAGAAGGTCGCCCGAGAGTTCAACCGTGCCGACACCCGCCGGAAGGCACGGAAGCGATCCTGATGCCTTCTAGCCCCCCTGCTGGGCAAACCAAGATGGTCGCCGTGAACGAGAACGGCAGACGAATCGGGGAGGGACACCACAATGCCACGATCACGGACGAAACCGTCAACGCCATCCGCGAACTCCACGAAGACCACGGCATCGGGTACCGACGCCTCGCAAGGCAGTTCGGACTCCACGTTGAAACCGTCAAGAAAATCTGCCGCTACCAGCGCAGGGCAGCAACTCCCAAAGGGTGGAAGCGCGTTGACAATGGATGTCCATAACATTTCGGTGGAGGAACTCCACAACGACCCAGCTAACGTCCGCAAGCACGGGGAGCAGAACCTGGCTGCCATCAAGGCCAGCCTCGCTCGCTTTGGACAGCAAAAGCCCATCGTGGTCAACCAGGACGGGGTGGTCATCGCCGGAAACGGAACCCTGATGGCCGCGCGCGCCCTGGGGTGGCAGACCATCAAGGCCGTCCGCACCAACCTCGCTGGCAGCGAGGCGACCGCCTTTGCCATTGCGGACAACCGCACCGCCGAACTGGCCGAATGGGACGATGCCGCCCTCCAGCAGCAGCTCGCCGCCATCGCCATTGATGACGAGGAACTCCTTGCCGCCACAGGCTTTGACGAAAAGGAACTCGCCAAGCTCGCCGCCGCCAACGCGCCCGAGGTGACCGAGGACGATGTACCCAAGCCGCCCTCCGAACCCATCACGCAACCCGGCGACCTGTGGCTGCTGGGCAAGCATCGCCTGCTCTGCGGGGACAGCACCAAGGCCGAGGACGTCAAGCGGCTCATGGACGGCAATCGCGCCGACCTGATGCTTACCGACCCGCCCTACAACGTGGCGCTCGGAGTAGGGGAATCGCCGGAAGAAGCCAAGAGGCGGAATCGACGCGTGGACGGAAAGGTGGTTGCCAACGACAGCATGGGCGACACCGACTTCCGCGAGTTTCTCGTCGCCTGCTTTACTGCGGCATTCAGCAGCATGAAGCCCGGAGCGTCGTTCTACGTCTTCCACGCGGATAGTGAGGGGTACAACTTTCGCGGAGCAATCAGGGATTGCGGCCAGGTCGTGCGGCAGTGCCTGATCTGGGCTAAGGACATACTCATCATGGGCCGGCAGGACTACCAGTGGCAGCACGAACCATGCCTGTACGGCTGGAAGGACGGCGCTGCCCACGGCTGGTATAGCGACCGAAAGCAGACCACGCTGCTGCGCTTTGACCGCCCCAAGCGCAGCGAGGAACACCCGACGATGAAGCCCGTGGGCATGTTCGCCTACCTCATGGGCAACAGCACCGCGCCGCAGGGACTCGTATACGACCCGTTCCTCGGCAGCGGCACCACTCTCGTTGCCGCCGAGCAGCTCGGGCGCACCTGCTACGGCATGGAGATCAGCCCCGCGTACTGCGATGTGATCGTCAAGCGCTGGGAAACCCTCACCGGGCAGAAGGCCGCCATCGAAAGGCCTTGACATGAAGCGCAGGAAGCCGGCGAAGAACGCCACGGCGCTTGCCAACATTGACGCAAAACCGCTCGCCGAAAAAACAACAGGCGAGGGGGAGGGGAGGCCTCGCGCCGAGATGCGCCTTGTCATGCGTGCCATACGCGAGGGATGGGTCATCGACCCGGTGGTAAAACAGGCCATCATCGGTCGCGCATCCCGCATCCTTGCAAACCCAGACGCCAAGCCGAGGGATATTGCCAGGGCATCCGCAACGCTCATCGCCATCGAACGTCTCACGCTTGATGCTGCCAAAGAAGAAGATCGCATCTCGCGGCTTGACAATGGCCAGCTCACGGAAACCATTGGGATCATGGTTGTTACTGGCGTCCCAAAGCCGCAATGAAGCGAATCGAATTGACATACAACCCGCGTCCGTGGCAGCGAAACTGCCATATGCTAATGCGTCGATTCAATGTCCTTGCTCTTCATCGGCGGGCTGGAAAAACGGAGCTTTCCATTATGGAACTCCTGCACGCGGCCCTTCAATGCGACAAGGAGCTTGGCTTCTATGTCTATGTTGCGCCGTATCTCAAGCAGGCAAAGGCGATTGCGTGGGCAAGGCTGAAGCAGAAGATTATTCCGCTGCTACTAGAAAATCGCATTGAAATCAACGAGGCGGATTTGTCGGTTACGTTTCGGCACAACAAAGCCACGATCCGCCTGTTCGGTGGCGACAACCCAGACGCGCTGCGCGGCGTGCGTCTTGACGGAGCGGTCATTGACGAGGTTGCCCAGATCAAGCCAGAGGTTTGGGAGGCCATTATCCAGCCAGCGCTTTCTGACCGCCGAGGCTGGGCGTTGTTCATCGGCACGCCAGCAGGAATCAACCTGTTTAGCGAACTGTACTACCGCGCCGCAAGTGACTCCCTCGAGGACTGGTATGCGGCAAAGTATACGGTTTACGACACCGACGCGATTGCGCCCGATGAAATCAAGCGACTTGAACGCGATATGCCAAAGGCGGCGTTCGCGCGCGAGTACCTGTGCGACTTCAGCGCGGCAGGCGACGACCAGCTCATCGCGCTCGCCGACGCCGAGGCCGCCTCCGAGCGCGAGTACCCGGACGGCGACATCATCGACTCCCCGCTGGTGATCGGCGTCGACCCCGCCCGGTTCGGCGACGACCGAAGCGTCATCATGCTGCGGCAGGGGCTGCGCGCCGAGGAGCCGATCATCCGCCACGGCATTGACAACATGAGCCTCGCGAGCCTGGTCGCCAACGTCATCGAGGATCGCGACCCCGACGCGGTGTTCATCGACGCAGGCGCTGGTGCCGGCGTGATCGACCGCCTGCGGCAGCTCGGCTACGACGTCACCGAGGTCGCGTTCGGCGGCAAGGCGACCTACCCGAACCTGTTCGTCAACAAGCGAACCGAGATGTGGTGGGCTGTCAAGGAGTGGCTCGAGGCCGGCGGGTCGATCCCCGACGAGTCGACGCTGAAGGTCGAGCTGTCGACGCCGACCTACTCCTACGACACGGTCGGACGCCGCGTCCTCGAGTCGAAGGACGAGATCAAGAAGCGACTGCAAGGCGGCGGATCGCCCGACATCGCCGACGCGCTCGCGCTCACGTTCTCGTTC